CATAGGCTCACGCAGAAAATCGTTATAACCATTGGCTATACAATACTGAACGCCGGTTTTGCGGTCGTAAACCTCCCACACTTGCACCAAACCCTCGGCTGATCGCTCGTCGTTTGTCTCGCCGTAGCTGACGCGGTTTTGGTACGGGTCACTAGGGCCAGTTAAACGACCCTTCATATCGTGCGATAGGTACTGGTTTTTAAGATCGACGCTGTATATTTCCATCACCTCGTCGGGCGTCAAATACAGTTCGTGGCATATCCAGCTTGCGCCGACAAAGCCCCGCAGCTGGCGGCACATTGGATCAATGATAATCGAATTTGCTTCTGGAAAATCAAACACCAAACCCTCGCGCACCGTCACCATATCCTCGGACATTAACGCTTGCATCGACAGCATTAGTTCTTCGATCTGCGGATCATCTTCCTCAATGTCACCATCAGCCGCTTGCTGCGACACGCGGCGCACAAAGTCCAACTGCGCTTGAACGTCTGATATTTTAGCCGCAACCTCTGGCGACCTGTCCAAATCGCGCTGAAACCCGACCTTTACATAGCCAACACCAGTAGTCACAACACGACGGACCAGCGCTTTCATTTGCGTCTTAAAGTTTGGCTGCTGCTCTTTCATGTAATAGTCAAAAAGATGTTCGAGCGTCTTTGCCACGTTATCCAGCATTTTGTTGTGATTTTTGGCTTGCTCGTAATCTTGAACAATCATCGTTGCCGCTGGCGGAACCGGTAAGCCCATTTGTGCTGCCTGTTGCGACGCAGAAAATGCCGCCGCCAGTGTTTGCGGATCACCGTCCCATACTTGATGCTCCATGCGTGGGCGACGGTGCGCGACGGCTCTGGGGTTTTTGGCATAAAGGCTGGCTGTCCTTTGCTGAACATGGCGTTGCAGTATGTTTGCCACATACTGTTCCTCGGTCCAAGCCTCGTCATCGAAACCTTTTAGGCAAGCGTTCATATCTCGCCGCATCGTCTTGTAGGACTTGTCGTGAAAGCCCTTGGCTTGCTTGATTTTAGCTGTCCAGCTGCTGACTAAGGCTTTGCGACGGGTTGTTGCCTCCGCTTTTTCCTTATTGTCAGTATCATTTATCAACATTTCGTCCATCTAAAATCCTCCGGTCGCACTGACCAACCTTTGCTGTTTACGCCGTTGATTTGAGTCCCACTTAACCCACGCCAGCGTTCCGACCTCTGGATATTTGGTATCTTTCACAACCGCACCACCAGGCGAAGCCAATCGAGATAACCCTAAGCCTATCCATGCTATAGTATCAACAAAATCGTCGTGACGCGACATGGGGAACTTTAATAACTCGTCAACCGCCTTTTGCGTCCAAACGCTATGCTTCGGCAGCAACACCTTTTTCATCGCCATACGCCCCAATATAGACTGCGCCCGTTGCACTTTATTGTGGACGGGCGTGACTTCCTCAATTCGGCAATACGTCCGTTCCTCTGCCATGCGCTTTTTCAAAAACGGTCCAATCGCCTTACTGATATGCCCCTTTTCAGCCCACCAGATTAACGGCTTGTGCTTTCGCATCAGCGCCAGCATTGCATCAACCACTTTATCCGTAGGCTGCTTTTCCCACCACGCATCAATCAGATAAATATCGTCGTTTTCATCGACGCCCACAATCAGCAAGCACGTTGCGTCATTTCGCGTTTTGTCAGTCCCAACCGCGTGATCCGACGCAGCATAGATCCGCAAATTCTTTGGCAAATCCTTGCGGTCGTAAAATACAATATTGTCCCTCTGGAATAGATCACCGTCCTCTGGCGAAGGCCGACCCTGATACAACGCGGAAAACCCAGCACGGTCTAACCGCCGCTGCGCTTCCATAAATTCCATATCAAATCTTTCGGGCCACAATAATTCACCAACATCCCGCCCCAACGGGTCATCTTCCTCGGCCAGCGCCGGTAAGTTTATAATCTTCCATTTGGCCGCTTCCTCGGCTGTATAATGCGGATTAGTCGGGTCTGTAAGCCGCCCAACCAGATCATCCTCATGCCAGCGCGTTTGCACAATTACTATAGACGCTGATGCAGTCATAAGCCGCGTCATTAAGACTTGCGTAAACCAGGTCCAAAGCTGCTCCCGTAGCGTCGGAGAACCCGCCTCAAGGCTATCTTTAATTGGGTCATCCAGTATCACGAAATCACCACCACGGCCTGTGATCGACCCTCCACGGCCCACAAATACGGACATACCGCCAGACCCCATTTGGATACGCGATTTGGACGCGCCACCCTTGCGGAATGTGTGGTTCGGAAAAACGTGCTTGTACTGCGGAATGGACATTATGTTGCGAACATCTGCACCAAAGTCTTTTGCAAAGTCCTCGTTGTAGGTGGCGAATATGATATTTCGATACGGGTCTTTGCCTTGTATCCACGGCACAAACCGACGGCTAATCAATTCCGACTTGCCGTGGCGTGGTGGCATACAAACGATAAGGCGCGGAATGTGGCCCTTCTCGACCTTTTCCAGCACCTTTGCTAACGCCCTGTGATGCTTGGCGTCCTTAAACATCGACATTTCAATGTCATTGGGATCGTCAGGATCAGGCATTGTGTATTTCACAAAGTCTAAAAAGCTGGTGCGGCATTCGATAGCTTTCTTTTGCCGCTTTGCCGCCGCAATCTTTTTGTCAAGATCGTCTGCTTTAGTCATCGTAATCAAAACACTCTATATGAACGCTGTCTAAAAACGGCCTACGCCCCTGCGACCGGCGCAGATCAATGTACTCCATTTGCGCGTTTTCGCATGTACCTTCGTATTTCAGCATATCGTCAATGTGCCAAGCGCCGCCCCAGCGCAAACCGAAGTTGCCTATTTCTTTCGCGCTACTCACAAAGGCATCCATGCAATCATCATATAGTGGCGTTTCCCAGCAAACGCGCGGTCCAATATACACAACAATGTCGATAGCATTTCCGTCTTGATGCTTGCTGCGCTTATTTATGCCGTCACACTGGCTGGCCTTGCGATTAAACAATAAACGCTGCTCGGCCTCAGACCGCAGACCAGACGTTATGCCAAAATCATAAACGCTGCGCTTGATAGCCTTTTTCGCTGTGGCAACCAGCCGTGAATCGACGCCTTCCATGCGCCCTAATGATCGCTTGCTAAGTCTAAACTCGCTCATTTATCTGTCCTCATGTACTTGGATAAGCTGCGTCCGCCGAACCAAAACGACAAACAACACGCAAAAAGCCCCGAAACCTCTGGTGTCCACATTAACTCAACCGCTTGGGTCCAATCATCGCCAGATTTTAACACTTTCAGCATAATTACCGCCTCAGTCAGCGCGAAAAGTCCGAAAAATGCGTAGGTTATGACCGGCCTAACCGATCCGCGCAGCGCATTAACAAACCCACCGGCATCAATGCTGGCGTCATGCGAATAAAGTCCCTCAGTTTCAGCAATATCCGCCTTTTTATCCAGCATCGTTAGCTGCAATTCGGATCGACGGGCCATCATGTCCATTTCCAGCTTCATACGTTCCAGTTGCTGCTTATGTTCTTGGCCCTTGCGAAACACCGAAAGCACTTCTGGCAGAAACGAACTAGCAAAACCCAACGCGCTGCCCAGTAATGTCATCATATCATTTCCTACTCATGTAGCTTGAAAATCCCATGTACGCGCACACGACCGAACAAAGGGAAATGTAAAATAAATCACTAATCTTGGTGATTTGCTCAATCCGACTGTCAGGCACAAACGGCATAAACAACAACACGGTGTAAACGCCCAGCCCAATTAGACTAGCCCTTGCCAACCGCAGCTGCGCCATGTGCTTTCGTGCCGCGTCCTCGTTTTTCTGTATGCGCTCCGCACGCTCAATGTCATCGTCGGTGATACTACCGTCGCCGTCCAGATCATAATGCGCTGCGTTTTCTTCAAGTAGCCTGTTCATTCGCTAAATTCCTCGGTCAATGAATCCATAATATCGCCAATAGTCGGCCTTTTATCTTTCGGGGAATAGCGGCACATAAACATCTTCGGGCATTGCGCCCAATCGTTCACACCGCCAGATTCAGTCACGTAATGGTAGCCAAATGTGCCATTTTTACCCCGATAAACGCACATACGTTGTCCAGACTTGTCAGTCACACGTTTCCACAAATGGCAGTCAACAAATTCCGGTTTAAGCAATGTCCCAGCCAACACAACAGCACTAATAAACGTCACCATGCACCCGCTCCTACCCCAACCAAATACCCGCCGCAGCCAATCGCGCCAAAGATAGAAACGGACAGCACCGTAATGGCTAGGTTGTTTAAAATTGCACGTTTAGCTTCCATCTTCCGATACACCGTTTCTTCTCGCTCTTTCTTAATCTTGCGCCTTAAATCAACCACCTGTTTGTGCGTACCTGGCCCGTAACGGTAGTCCAATAAAAACGCCAATTCTCGCTCTTTCTCCCGAAATTCCTTTTGACGAATTACGCTGTCCAGCGCAATTTTCTCGGCTGTTTCTGATCCTTGGCTTGCCTTTTCAAACAGCGTTTGCGACTTGGCTTGCTCACCGGCCTTCTGTATGTCAGCAACGCACCCGTACCATTCCGATAGCTGCCCAGTTACCTCACTTAGTTCGCGGCCAGCATTGACCAGCTTCACCGTCATCTTGTAGGCCGCAACCGCGCCAGAATAAGCTAGAGCCACATCTATCAATAAACCGGAACCTTAGTTACATCGACCAATCGCGGAACGCAGTAAGCAACCGCAAAATCAGCTGGATTAGCTACATATCCCCACCTCCGTACCAATTCCTCCGCATACCATTGACACATCTGTAAGTTGCGATAGTGCATATCAGAACTAACCAAAACACGATCTGAACCTACCCCCAGATACAGCAGCAAGAGGAAAACATGGGCCACATTACTGCAACCGACTAAGCAATGTTAAAAGCAAAACAATGGTCGCCCCGCTCGATGCAACCAATACCGCTTCTAGCCTCTTAACCCTGTTAAACAGTTCGCGGAATTGTATGGTTGTCTCGACTTTTAAGGCCACCACATCACGCTCTAATGCTGCCACGCGATCCTCCATCAGCTAGGGGCCACTGGCCAGTTGACCGTTTCGGGGAAAAATTCTTGCGCTGGCAAATCACGCAGCGCTTGTCTGTACGTGCGCCATTGGTCAGGCACATGGTCAGGCCAAACGTGGCTGTCAGACAAAGCAAGTAGATGATTGCGATAGTCCCTAGCAGGGCCATGCGCGGTTAAATTAGCAAGCGTAGCTGCTAGTTGCTCTGCGTCTAAAATCATTAGAAAAACTCCACGAATGTAACATAACCACCAGCAGTACCTTTTCTGTGATACCCACCAGTGCCTGACCCTGAGGAACCACCATAAATTAAACCCTCTGCTATCTTAAAACTAATAGAGCCGAAATTAACTACAGTCTCAGGACCAGCACCGCCGGTACTGGTTGTTCCCAAATATGTTTCGGATGTACTGTTGGTAATGGCATGAGTATTACTATCTCTTGCAGTTGCCGCTGCGCCCCCGCTACTCGTTCCAGTATTCCCGCCAGTGCCACCTCCATATGTACCCGAAGCGTTGCCGCCATTTCCAGCGCGTGTTGCTGCGCCACCACCAGCACCCGTAGCACTAGAATTAGCAGAACTACTTGAACCACCAGTAAAATTAACATCACCACCAGTACTTGTACCGCCTGTTCTCGCTGGCAAGTTTGAATTACTGTGGCTATCTGCTGCGCTGTCAGGGCCGCGAGTACAAGTTATGCCAGCGGCAGTAGTAGTTTTATCGTAACTTGAGTTTGGATTAGAATCACCTTTAGCACAAATGTCATATGCGTAACTTGCAGCAGGGCTAGATATAAACTTTTCTCCATAAGCCTGACCGCCAGACCCGCCACTGTGATAATTATTATTAGACCCACCGTTAGCCGACCCAGCGGTTGCACTACCTACACAAACTAACATAGTTGTTCCAAGCGTATTGTATGTGCCTGTTACATGCGCGCCGTTCTCAATATTGTTATTAGTAAACGTAGTTGCTTTAGCAATAAGCATTGTTCGTGTTATTCCAGTACTTGACCAGTTTGTACCAGCCGTTCCACACGCCATAATTCCATCAGCCCCTGCCGCTAATTCAATACTCTGACTTGCAACCCCGTTGATCGTATTTGTTCCATTCGGTTTTATGTACATAGGATACGAAGTTTCGTTGGAAAAAACATAATACAAACCATTTGCGGTCGCTGGTAAGGAAATAACTCTTGGGCCAGATGCAGTCACGCGGATAAGGTTGCCGTTTTGTGCAGTAGTCAACGTAGTGTTGGCAGTTATTGTAACGGTGCTTGCCGCAAACGCACCGCCAGCATCAGCCCACTGCGCTGTGCCAGAACTAGCATAGGTCAACACTTGGTCTGCTGCGCCACCAGTGGGGATGTGATTGTTGCCGCTGCCTGTAGGATGAACGTATGTTGCAGCGTGAGCATTACTTGCTGCTGTTCTTGCTCTAGTCATATCTTAGTTTCCTTCTGGCTTGATAGGCCATTCGTCTATGTGCAAAACAGGCCAGCTAGATAGCGAGGGCAAGTCTCTCAGTGTCTGTCGATAGCCAGCCATTTCGTTTGTCATAGTGCAGTCAGACAGTCCCAGATAATCGGTGTCGGCAAGCAAGCTGTTTCTCACATTGCGAACCGTTGCAGCGTCCAGTTTGTCTTGGCGATAAATTTCAATAATTCTTTCATCAATCATTGTTCTATCCTTTAAACTCTATGATGGTGCATCCGGCTTCTGTTGGATTCCAGCTTGAAAAAGCGTTAGCTTCTCTAGCTACTGGTGGGGCATAGAATAGCTTGTTGTTGCTTATGTGTTCCAAGTCATTCAGCGCAGCACCAAACACCGCGCCCCTGTTCATGCCATACCGCACATCAGTTGAACCAGTAGCCGTTTGGTCTACAAGCGTCGAACCGCCACCCGCTAAATGAAACTCTTTGCCAATATACGGTGTCATTGTAATTGAGTTACTATCTTTGGTGCCAGCGGCTCCTCCGCCTGATGTCGTTCCATGATTGCCGCCAGTACCGCCACCGTGTTTGACTTGAGTTACACTTGAATAACCACCCCAAGCATTGCCATTAGCAAGGTAAATATTTTGATTAGACGCAGAGGTAGAAGCGTTGCCCCCATCACCAGCAGGACTTCCAGCACCGCCGCCGCCACCGTAAACACCGTTTGAGGCAGCATAGGTTCCCGCTGAACCTGACCCGCTCCCGCCACTAGCGTTAAAATCCCCGCCAGATGCCGTGCCGCCAGTTAGAGTTTGCGTATAACCTTGGTTGTAGTATGTACCTGTGCCTCGTTGGACGTACATATTCACGCCTGTTCCAGTACACGTCAAACGACTGCTCGTCGGTGGGCTGGATATATTTATATTGGCGTCATGTTGGCGATAATCACCTGCGATTGTGAGCGTTGTTGGGATAGACGAAGTAATTAGTTTTTCACTAAATCCCGCGCCGCCAAGACCTGGTGCTAAATATACACTATTTGTGTTTGTATAAAAAGCACCGTTTGTGCCACTGTGCATTGCAATGTAAATCGCTGTTGTATTAGTGCCAATGTTCCATGTTTCGGAATAGGTGGTTGAGGTGGCGACACCGTTCCGAAAAAATGAAACAACAGCCGCACTTGTAGGGTCAAAATCACAAGCATACTTAGTGCTAGATATTCCGATAAATGTACCTAATCCGACTGACCTTGGGTGGTTAAGTGGGAATATTATATTGTTAGCAAATACAGAATTAGACCCTCCTACTCTCATTAAAGTTGGCGTGGTGGTTTCGTTTAAAACGCCAAAATAAAGGCCATCGGCAGGGGCAGGTAACGTCAAAATTGCCGTAGCTGATTTAATAACAAACAAAGTGCCTGATTGGGATGTTGTAACTGTTGTGTCGCTAGTTACGTTGACCACATTGGCTAGAAAGCCAGCGTTTAAGTCTGCCCAGCTAGGCGAAGCACCAGCACCGCCAGAGGTTAAAATCTGACCCGCTGTTCCGTAGTTTGCGCCGCCTACACCTAATTGACCCGCCGCACCAATCTTTACTCTATTACCGCCGCCAGTACGGAAAAGCATATCATTGCCTTCAGACCCAATAGACACATAATTTTCGCCCGTTGTATTGGTGTCCTCAAACGACAAAAGTGCTTTAGAGTTAGTTCCTGAGTTTAGACGTTGCATTACTTGCTGTGTGCTAAAAACTTCAAATGGTCTTGATGGGCTGGTTGTCCCTACTCCAAGTTTACCAGAAACATTAACACTCCCAGCAAACGTACCGCCCGTACTTGCAGGAACCGTGTCAGCCACCGTAAACGATTTAAACGCTACGACTGCTAGATGGTCATTGAGTGCTGCGCCAGATGCCAACACAATCGACGTTCCGCTGGTCGCTGTGTAGTCACTGCCGTTATCCAGCACGATACCATTAAGCGTTACAATTAGATTGCCAACCGCATAACTAAGCGTAGCCGAGTTGTTGTCTGATCCAGAGAACGTAGTCTGACCAGCGGTAGCAGTGTACTCATAGTCCAACAGGCTTGCAGCACCCGCGCTTGTCGCAAGTATCCAATTTCCGCCGTCATAAACCTTCATGGAACCCACAGAAGAATCAAAAAATAGCGAACCAGAAACTAACGCATTACCGTCATTGTCCACACTTGGTTCACTAGACTTACTGCCGAGGTAACGGTCATCAAATGTATCAAAAGACGCCGCCGCTGCCGCCGCTGAGTTAGCCGCTGCACTCGCAGATGCCGCAGCCGCCGAAGCATTAGACGCAGCCGCAGACATTGTTGAAGCAACGCCAGCAACAGTAGCAATGTCAGCAACAACACCAGACGCTCCCAAAGTCGCCATGTTCGCAATGTTCGCAGACGGTGATAACGCAGACATATCCGACAAAACACCAGACGCCGACAAAGCACTGACCGACGTACTAATACCAGCAACCGTCGTGACATTCGCGCTTATCCCAGCAACAGTATTTATCGACGCAACC